ATGAAGCGGTCGAAGAGTCAACTGCTGAAGAAGATGCCCAGGACGGCGCTGAGAACGCGTCTGACGAGGCACAGCCAACCGCTGAGGAACTTGCTCGCGACAACAGCCGTCAAGATCTTGAGACTAAGGCTGAGGAACTCGGCATCGAAAACGTCAAATCATTCGAGAATAAACTCACTCTATCTCAAGCTATCGTAGAGAAGCGAGGCTAGATCATGACGCCAGATGGCTTCCATTACGCGACGCGACAAGCGATCCGCAAGGAGTCAGGACGCCAGCACCGAAAAAGTGCTGAGCGTCCTTCTGGCGTTGTAGACGGTAGCAACAAAGACTTCTATGTCGCAAAGAAGTATGTCGTCGATCGAAACGATGATGACCTCTTCAACACTTCCGACGTAGTGGCCTATGTTGATGGCGCCGCAGTATCGGTCACAGCGGTCAACGCTGACACTGGCCTGATCACTCTGGCTGTCGCACCAACTGGCTCACAGGTGGTCACTGCTGATTATCAGTTCAGCGAGCTATCTGACGCCGACATCGATGAGGTCCGTGGTGAAGCTGAAGACTGGCTCACCAACCGTGTGAAGAACTACATCGACGTGACTCTGTTCAAGTGGCATCTGCCAGTGACGGATCCTGTCACGGTCGACAACTTCCCGAAGACCTTCAGCACGATCGTCAAACTCTACGCTTCAGGCTTGATCCTGATCCGAGACTATGGCTCAGGCGCCGACACCGATCTCACGTCAAAGGACGGCTACAAGAAGCTCGGCGTGGCGAAGTCTATGCTCAGCGACTGGCTTGCAGAGTTCATCGACGACGGTGGCGAAGGTAAGAAGGCAGCAAAGGCCGCGGTCAAAACCGATGGCAACATATTCAACCGCAGCAGGGATCTCGGCACAGACAAGCCTGATCAAGACGATCAGTTCATGCGGAAGAGGTAGATCATGCCGATCTTCCTCGATGCCACAATAGAAGGTGAGCAGCAGCTCAGTCGCCGACTAGGGATCGTTGCTGACGGTGTTGAAGACTTCACTCCTGCCCTGGAGAATATCGAGACGGAGCTGGTCCATACTGTTGACCAGAACTTCTCGCAGCGTGGATCTATTTTCGGGGGCTGGCCTGCTCGAAAAGACGCTAACCCATGGCCGCTCCTGGAGAATACTGGCGAGCTGCGATCGGGCTTCGTGTCTGCCGTCAAGTCTGACTACCTGGAGATCGGCAACTTTGTGCCATACTTCAAATATCACCAGAGCAATCAGCCTCGAGCTCGTCTGCCGCGCCGTGTGATGCTCATGATCGATGCGCAGCGCAAGGTGTTCATCAACAAAGCCTTCCAGGAATACCTGGTGAAACTGATCCAAGCTCAGAATAATGCGCTAATATAGAAGGGAAGAGGGAACGATATGGTCCAAAATAACAACTCCACAGCGAACAACGCCTCTCAAGGCTACAAAGACCCTGTCATCCAGGCGCTTATCGATGCGCTCGAAGCCGATGGTCCCCAGGAACTGAAGGGCAAATACCACCACGGAGACGTGCTGGTGCCTGCGAAGAGTGATCTGCCGATGGTGACGATCGCCCGAGACCGTACCCGCATCACCCAGGCATCCGATCTCGAGGATGACAACGATATGCCGCTGGTGATCAACGTCCTGTATGACTACACTCAAGATCTGACGAACGACTTCGATGTCCAGGCTGGCATCACATCTCTATACCGACTAGTCGAAGAGCGCGAGCCGTCGAACTTCCGCGTGAAACAAGGCACTCTCGCATGGGTGTTGAGGAACAAACAACAACTAGCGAACAAGCTCTGGCTGGCAGTGGGCCCGAACCAGGTGCTCGACATTGACTATGGTCTCGGCGTAGAGCGCCGCGGTCCTGGCATCTTCAGCGTGGAGTCTGTGATCCGCATCAGTGCTCGAGCTCACACCGCTCGGCCTGGGGTTGATATAGTCTAGCGTTGCAATTCATCAAGTGATACTATAAGCGTAAGGAGAAAAGAGCATGGCCAAAGAAAAGACAACTGACACCCAGGAAGAAGCCGTCACCCCTGCATCGAAGGATCAGAGGTTCTACTTCCCAGCGCATAATCTCACGATCACAGCAGCCACTCGTGAAGATGCTGAAAAAGAACTGGCTGAAATAATCAAGCAGGAAGAGGAGGACGTATAGTCATGACACGTATTATCGGACGACTCGGGAGCATCGGCATCGGCGTTGAGGCCACTCGTGGCACATCTGTCGCACCTACCTTCTGGGTACCAGTAACAGGGAAAGACTTCGACGATAAGGTCGATTACATTGATAACGACTCAGGTATGGGCAATATCGTTGAGAAGAACGATGCGATCCCGAACCACCGATGGGGAGAAGGCGGCTATGACGGCAAGGTCTTCGATCGATCAGTAGGTGCCGAGCTCGTCGCTCTCTTCGGCCAAGCTCCAGTATCAACACAGCGTGCATCGACTGGTGTCTACGATCACGTCTTCAACTTGCTCAACACGAACCAACACAAGAGTCTCTCGCTGTCATACAAGGACGCGAACGAGTCACTCCGCTGGGCCATGGCTATGCTCAATAGCTGGACACTCGAAGGCGCGACCGACAACTATGTCCGCCGCACAGCTCAGTACATCAGTAAAAAGGCTACAACTGGCGTCTCTCAAAGCGTCAGCTACACCGAGGAGAATGAGTTCGGTCCATCCGACATCAGCTTCCTCATAGGCACGGTCGACAATCTGTCGAGCCTTAGTTCAGCATCTGCGATCGGAGCAACAGCTGGGTCTCTCGAAGTTGCCAAAAACGCCGAGGCTCAATACAAGCTGGGATCAAACGAGCCAGACGACATCGTGAACAAGCAGTTCGCGGTCACTGGAACGATCGATCTATTCATGGACGACACCACCTATAAAGCACTCGTGCTTGCAGGCGGCAAGGTATCGCTCCGCGTCAAGCTCGAGAACGCAGCAGTCAATCTCGGCTCTGGCCACCACCCTGGCCTGACAATCGACCTTGCTCGAGTCAAGCTCGGTGAGTTCGAGGGCAGCTTCGACAACAACGATGTCCGCACTCAGACGATCAGCTTCGAGGGACTATTCAGCCTCACTGAAGCAAAGGCGATCACTGCGACATTGACCAACCGTACAACAAGCTACTAAACTATAGAGAATTAAGAGGAGACCAACCATGTCCAATCAAGCAAAAGCAAGCGCGTTCCAAGAGACAACAGTCATCACACCGTTCGGTGAACACAAGATCCTACTGAGGGCGTTCCCTCCAGCTCAGATGAACCTGGAGACGCGTGCTCAGTACCTGAAGTACGTCAACATCAACCCGAAGAAGGCGGTCGGTAAAGACCAGGCGAAGATGACCGATGAAGAGAAGGCCGACATGGCCGACTTCGACAAGATCCCCGCATCAGCTATCGCTGAGATCAAGGACATCTCGATCAGGCACATGGTCCGATCTGTTGATGGCACCGAAGACAACGTGCTCGAACGCATCAAACAGATGCACCTGACAGACTACAACTTCATCGTCGCTGAGATCGATAAGATCGACAAGGCGACATCGCTGACTGACGACGAAAAAAAAGACTAGCCAGTGACTATTCATTCCTCCTGAAGAGTGTCTCTGGTACTGGCGAGATAGCGGAGGAGATGCTGATCGCGATGATCTGCGAGCATATGCACTGGACATGGCAGGAATACATAGCACAACCGCTATGGCTTATCGACGCCCTCCGAGTTAAACTGGAGGAAGAAGGGAAGCATCAGCGGGCCGAGAGTAACAAAGCCAAAGCCAGGAGCAAGAAGTAGATGGGTAATGATCAAGAACTCAGCATCATAGTCCGAGCCAGGAATGAAGCCTCGAAGATCATCAAAGAGGTTCAGGACGACGCTCGTGGCGCTGGTGCAGCAATCAAAAAGGGCTTCGAGGATGCGGTTCCCGCTTCTCAGGCCCTTGCTGTAGGTGTGGCTGCTGCTGGTGTCGCTGTCCTCGGCTTCGGTGTATCATCCGTCAAAGCCTTCATGGAGGCCCAGGACGCGTCAGCACAACTAGATGCGGTTCTTCAATCTACAGGCCACGCTGCGGGCGTCACAAAAGACCAGCTGCTCAAACAAGCAACCGCCATCCAGTCAGTCACGAAGTTCTCTGACGAGGCCGTACAAGCCACTCAGGCGATGCTTCTGACGTTCACCAACTTGAAGGGCGGAGTGATGCAGCAGGCCACCATACAGGCTCTTGACATGGCTCAGGCGCTCGGTATGGATGGGGCCCAGGCTGCGATGCAGCTGGGTAAGGCGTTAAACGATCCAACCGAAGGACTCACAAAGCTGACTCGCGTCGGTGTCACGTTCACCGAAGAGCAGAAAAAGCAGGTGGCCGCACTTCAGGAAGCGGGCGATGTAGCTGGTGCTCAACAGATAATTCTCCAGGAGCTCAACCGTGAGTTCGGTCAATCTGCAACGATGGCTGGAGCAACCTATGCAGGCCAACTCGAGATCCTCAAGAATACATTCGGAGATCTCCAGGAGTCTGTCGGTCAGTTCATCCTTGACTCTCTCAAACCACTGATGACGACATTCAC